ATCAACTATGTATATAGATGAAAACCACGAGTTTCTTAGTACATTTAAATACTTTGCACACTCAGATGGATTAGATATAAAAGTAATAAAAGGAGATACAAAAATATGTTAGATATAATTAATATATTATTTTCTATAGTAGGACTATGGGTTTTAATAGGTTTTTTTATTGACCCATTTATAAAATAATGCTTGACTTTTTTATAAAAGTGTGGTATAAGACAACAACTAAAATGGAGGACAAATGTCTGATAATAACTTAGTAAATATAAAAGGAATGTCTGATGAACAAATCATGCAGGCAATAGGTCAAGACGATGGATCTAATATGGGTTCTAATATACCTAGATTAGCAATCAATCGTACACCTGAAGATGACGATGGTAATCAATTACCAGTTGGTCATTTCTATACTTATGATTCAAAGATAGGTCAAAATGTTTTTGGTAAACCAATTACAATTAGACCATTCATAAGTGCAATGCAGTATATGCATTACGATGCCGAGAAAGGCGAGTACATAAACAGATCTATAATATTTAAAAGCTGGAAAGAAGAGGCAATAGATATTCTAGGTGGTACTAAGTGTGGAAAGATACCTTTTAAAGAAAGGTCTAGTCTTACACCTGAACAACTAGAACAACAAAGAACAATACGATGTTATAAACTAGTGTATGGTTTATTATCTTTTAAAGGTGGTAAAACTGCACAAGGAGCTAACCATGACGTAGAGAACTTACCTGTTCTATATAGAGTAACTGGTACAGCATTCTCACCTGTAAGTGCTGCGTTAGATCAGTTGAAAAAGAGAAAGAAACTTATGTTTAATTCTACTTTATCACTTGATACTAAACGTCAGAAAAAAGGTGGTAATGTATTTTATGTACCTGAAATAGCTGTAAATGCTGATGCTAATTTACAGTTATCTGACACAGATATGGAAACTTTAAAAGTGTTTCAGGAATCTATTGATACAGAAAATGAAGAAGTTATAGGCTTATATAATACAGCCAAAACTAAAAAACCAAATGGTTCTGATTCTGTTGATGTAGAAGTTGTCAAAGAACTTGATGACGAATTACCTGAAGCTGTACTATCTAAGTAATGAATAGTATACTTTTAAAAGTACAGAAGTATCTTGACCAAGTGTCAAAGAGTCCTACACAAGTAGACAAAAAACTTGTAGAGGAGTTTGGTGAGGCCTGTAAAAAGGCCTTACTAAAACAATTTACAGAAGATCGAAGTTCTAAATTTGAACTTAGAATGTCTAATGTAGGTAGACCCCTGTGCCAATTGCAGATGGAGGCAAAGGGTATAAAAGGTGAGGGACAACCTTACAATGTTAAAGTTAGAAATACCTTTGGTGATATGATAGAAGCATTAGCATTATTCGTAATGAAATCTGCAGGAGTGGAAATAAAAAATGAACAAAAGCAAGTTAAGTATAAATTTAATGGAGATACAATTGAAGGAAGACAAGATGTTGAGATTGATGAGAAGATATGGGATATTAAAAGTGCATCGCCATATTCCTTTGAAAAAAAATTTGGTGAAGATGGTGGATTTAATGAAGTTGTTAAAGATGATACCTTTGGCTATGCGTCACAAGGATTTTTATATGGAGAAAGTCAAAAGAAAAACTTTGGTGGATGGATAGTGATTAATAAATCTACAGGTGAGTGGGTAGTTTGTGAGACACCTAAACTTGTAGAGCCATATAAAAGTGATGCAATAAAAAAAGCTAAAGATAATGTAAAAGCAATTAAAGATGGTGTACCTTTTAAAAGACAATACGATGCTATTGAAGAAACATTTAGAGGTAAACCTACAGGTAATAAAGTTTTGGGCTTGGCTTGTTCATTTTGCCCATACAAACTTCCTTGTTGGGGAAGTAAATTGCAGTTGTTACCACAGCAGCAATCTAAAGGTAAGAATCCTAAATGGGTTTGGTATACGGAGGTTAATAATCCTAAACAGGAGGAAGCATCTGCGTAACTGGGTGGGTATTAGTTAGAGGGGTCTAGTATCCACCTTTACCGATTATGATTTATTTTGTAATATTTAAAAATAAAAAAGATAAAGATTATAAAATATTTAGTAATACTATATTTAGTAATGAGAAAGAAGCAGAACATTTTGGTAAGTCAAGTATGAATAGACAACAAGAGCATAAAGTGATAGAGTATAATAAAGAAAACTATAATAAATATTGGAGTAATGACAAAGAAAATAACAAATAAAGCATTTTTAAATGCTATAAAAGTTTTAGTAACACCTTGGGAAAAAGGTTTTAGTTGTGGTATAGTTATGGATAGTAAAAATATAATGACCACAGAAGAGTATGAATTATGTTCTACGATAGCAAGAGGCATGATAAAGATGGCAACTACTGATCCCCATTCTACGTTTCTATGGGGTCTTCGTGGATTTGCTGATGATAAAAAACAAAACAAGGAAGACCTTGCTATTAATTCTATTGCAGAATTTGATAGTGAAGATAATGTAATTGACTTCCTTGAATTTTTAAAACAGAAACGAGATAAGGAGTTAAACTAATGGCAACGCACTTAGTTATCGGTGATCCTCATTGTACACCTAAAGCAAACAATGATAGATTTTTATGGGCAGGAAAATTTGCCCGAGATCTAAAACCTAATACAATTATTTGTATGGGAGACTTTTCAAGTATGGATTCATTATCAAGTTATGATAAAGGTAAAAAATCCTTTGAAGGTAGAAGATATAAAAAAGATATAGAACATGCTCATGATGCATTAAGTAAATTTAACAAAGGTCTAAATGGTAGACGACCAAGAAAAATCATGTTACTTGGTAATCACGAAGATAGGATAGATAGGATAGTAGATGAAACACCCGAACTTGATGGCACAATTAGCACTAATGATTTTGAATTTGAAAAATATGGTTGGGAGGTTTATCCATACCAAGAGCCTGTTGTGGTCGATGGTGTACACTATTGCCATAATTTCCCTAACGGTGTTATGGGTAAGCCTATTAGTGGGGACAACATTGCTCGTGCTCTCTTACTAAAAAATAAAGTATCATCAACTGTTGGACACATACATACGTTTGATTATTCTATGTGTACAACTCCAACTGGTAAAAAAGTTATAGGATTATCTGCTGGATGTTACTTGCATCATAAAGAAAATTATGCTAGAGCTACACAAAGAATGTGGTGGACAGGCTTAATTGTAAAAAGAAATGTACGTAATGGTGAATATGATTTAGAAACTATTCAATACAATACAATAAGGAGGAAATATGGTAGACGATAAAGTACATTCACCTTCTCATTATAAACATGGTAAAAAAGAAACTATAGAAGTTATACAAGATTGTATGACAAGCGATGAATATCATGGATACTTGAAAGGTAATGTTTTAAAGTATGTAGCTAGATATAAATTTAAGGGTGAACCTTTACAAGATTTAGAAAAAGCTAATTGGTATTTAGGTAGATTAATAATGGAGGTAAAAACAAATGACGCACGGTGAAAAAATGGCTTTACTTGGTAAGATAAATATGTTATACGAAGTTGCCTTAGAGATACAAGATAAGATAAATAAATTAACTAAACAATTAAAGGAGGATAAATAATGGGAGCAGTAAAGCAAGCAATAATAGAAGTGGATGATGCAGTGTGTGGATGTCTTAATGCAGGTAGAACATTAAACCAAACAATAAGAGATCTAAGAGCAGAGTTTAATAAAAGAGGTAAAGATAATCCTTATTTATTAGATGAAGATTTAATAGAAGATAAATACTATCAATTTAGAGGTGCAGAATGAGTGTTAGACAAAAGTTAATAGATGCGTTAATACAAAAATATAAAAGTGATATTGCAGATGGCATTGCAACTATTACTGTTTATCTTGAAAATCCTGTGGGTATTGGAGAACATCCACAGCATTTAGATGAATTAGATAAATTAGTAACTAAAATATCTAATGCAAAAGAAAATTTAGATACTATAGCAAAACATTTTGATGATAATGAAATACCATTTTAATAGGAGGATAGATGGAAAAGAAAGAAGAGCAAACACAACAAAGAACTACCCCTAGAACTTATACTATAAGTTCTGAACAACTTATGGATATAATGAGATATTTAATGACTAGGCCTTATGGTGAAGTTGTTAAACTTATGAATAGTTTAGCAGGACTAACTCCTGTATCAGGAGGAAATGAAGATGTCCGAAAAAAATAATTTAGATAAATATACTGGTATACTATTTGAATTAAAAATAGGTCTTAATAAAGACAACGCTATTGTAATAGATTATGGTGGTAAACCTGTAGCCAAGATTAGAGAAGCACTTAAAGGCTATCCTTATCATGGTAATCTGTGTGCTGCTGTAATTAATCATGCTAACTCTGTAGGAAGAAAATTACAAGATGATATTAAACAACTTATACAAAAAGTTTAGATATTACTTTTGGCATAATCCTATTATGAATAAATTAGAAGGTTATGCTAGTTCATTAAGTAACTGGTTTTGGCGTAAACGTTGGGGTGATAGAAATTTATATCGTCACAAATATTACGACCAAAAAAAAAGACCACCTGACTAAAAAGTCAAGCGGTCTTCGTGTTGCCTGCGAGGGAAGTCTATTAAGTTAGGCTTCCCTTTTTTATTGCAAGCTATCCATCTGTTCTGTTATAGGTTTTCTTTTTGGTAATAAAAAATTTTCTGTTTGAAATACTGGTTGTATTCTATTTTTATAAACATTATTTAATATACTTGTATACTGAGGATTTTCTGCATAAATAGACATACCTTTAAACATCTCTTGTGGTCCTTTTTCTATTGCAGATCTTGTATCTTCATACCTTTCATCATTAGCAATTATTTGCATAAATGCTCTAATACTTGCTTTACTATCATCAAAAGATCTTAGTTTAGCACCACCTGATGTTTCCATATAATTTTGATCACCTGTTGCATGTATTCCAAAAAAATTATTAGCTTTTTGTGCAGTTGGTGCACCTTCAAAATTAAAATTGCCAGTTTCTGTAGCTGCGATTGTAGCTATAAAAGATGCAGGTATCTTTCTTTCAATAGAATCTTCAGGATATTCCTGACGAACTTCTTCTACTGCCTTTATAAAATCTTTTGTTTTAGCTATATCAGCCATAGTTATATTTATAAATAATATTGCACTAGCAATTCCAAGCCCTAAGAGCTTTATTAATTCTTGAATTTGGATCATTAGCTGTTTTTTTAGATGTTAGTTTCTTTTTCATCCCTTTCATACGGGCACAGAAACTAGCTCTCCTCTTGTTACCAACTTTTTTACTAGGTCTTTTTAAATTAGCACCAGTCGTTCTTTTAAAAAATTTACGACCTGCCTCATTTAATCCACCTGAGGGGTTTTGATACTTTTTAGCTACCATTATTTTTTCTTAACTGTCATTGCAGCTCTCCTAAAATTAG